TGCTTCTAAAATGCCATATCCTTGGTCAGATGAATTTTTAGATATAAATCCAAAAACTAGCACTATGTCAGATATGTTATATGGTCCGTTGATCTATGGGCCAGATTGGTATGAATCTGCTGAGGGGAGAATGGACGAAATAAATATTAATCCTAATTTTAAACGGCTTATAAACTATCATTTTCTAGAGGAATTAGGTCATCAAATGCAAGGTCGAAAACTGTATGGTAGTGATCTAAGTAATTGGAGGAATTTTGAGGATCGACAGTATGCTAAAATAAGTAAGAAGGCAAGTACTTATGACGATCCTAGATCAAAAGAATATCAAGCTCATACTACATATTGGGATCTGATAAAAAGAGCTTCATTAGGTGAAGGATCAGCATTGGATAAAATTAAAAATCTTGATTATGAAGATCCATTGACACATGGTTGGTATTCGATTTTAGAAACAAATCGTAAAAAAAGAAATTAATGTCAGAGTATAAGAAGATAAAATGGCTGTAAATAACAGAGTTTTCGATATGATGACAGCAGCAGCTGATAAGACGAATGTTGATATCATTGATCAGAAAGAAGATAAGAAAGTAACATCTAAAGATATACATACTGCATTATTAGCTGCTGGTATGACACCTGGATATGGGAATATAGCTGATATGGCAGATGCTATCTTGTATGCAGCTGAGGGAGAATTTGGGGAAGCTGCTTTGTCTATGACTGCTATGATTCCGATAGTTGGTCAAATAGCAAGAGTTAAAAAAATACAAAAAGGAGTTGGTTCTTTACCTTCATCAGTTCAAAAAAAATTATTTGAAGCAGATTATATACCTACTTGGATTAGTCATGGCGGTACTGGGCCTAGAGGTAGGCGCAAGAATCCTTTCTTTGAAAGTGAACAGAAGGTGATGAAAAGGATTATAAATGAGAGAACTAAAAGAGGTAGAAAGATGTTAGAAGAAATGGAAAAAGGTGAAAAAATTCTCAAAGAGTTTGGAATAGATCTATAAATGTCAGAGTACAAAAAAATTAAAGGAAAGCGTCACTATATCTTTGATGATGTTGGTGAGTATATTGAGCATTTTGGTACAAATCATGCTCCTCCTATCATAGAAGATTGGCATGATGGGAAACAAGGTGATTGGGTAATGAGTGATGATAACAGGATAATCCAGTTACTCAAAGTATCGGCATTGAACCATCCTAATGACAGGAAGAATTACAAATGGGCAAAGAACTGGGTGAGGACGGTAGTAGGAACATTCGTTAATAATAAGAAGACATTCATGGATACTGATTTCGAGCAGCATCCTAACAGGTATACATTCTCAAAGACGATAAAGTATACGAATAACAGGGTAAAGAAAAGGAGTAAGTTGACGAATAATGAAAAGATGTTCACGACCAATGTTGTTTCTGGAATGGGCCCTGTTAAAGCTTATATGGATGCTTTTAAAGCTACATCAGAAGGTAAGGCACGCAAGAAAGCGTTAGTGTTATTGAAACAGGAGAGAGTTATGTCAGACATAGAAAAAGGAGTATTGGATGTTGCAAAAGAGATGGGTATCGACCATCGATACATATTAGAGAGATTGAAGTGTCTATCTGATAATAGCGAGGATGATAACATCATATTGCAGTCAACTAAAGAATTGGGTAAGATAATTGGCACATCGGTCAATTCATACAAACAAAAGGAAGTTGGAGTATTTGGGATGTTTCAAGGTTTCTCACCCGAGCAGATAGAGTCAGTTAAGACAAAGGAGATAACAAATGGTTCTAATGAAGATCAATTGTAGATATGCTTCCCCTTCCACAACATTAATGTATAGATATATGGTCTTCTATGGGCCGTCGAGCAGATAACAAAGCATTTGAAATGATGACAGCAGCAGCTGATAAAACAGCTGTTAATTTTGAAGGCGGTGTAAAACCTCCTGATAAAGAATACGGGACATTGCAACTTCATACAACACTTGCTGGAGCTGGCTTCTTACCGGCCCCAGTTGGGACTGCGGCTGATGTAGTAGATGCTTTACTATATATTGTAGAAGGTAAAAAGGGCGAAGCTGTGATTGCTGGTCTAAGTGCTCTTCCTGCTGGGAGTCTCTTATTTGGAACTGCAAAGGCTGGTAGGAAGGTAGGTAGGGTTTTACATCGTGGTATTGGATCTGGTGAGTATCTCGATAAAACATTTCGTACTACTGGGAGAAAAGGCGGAGAAAAATTCTTATCTATGTCAGATGCTCAAGAGTTAGTGACCAAAACTGAGACCGAAGTAATGGATGAATTTAAAAAGCAATATATAGAAGGAGGTTATAAGGTTGTTGGAAAAGAAGGAATTCTACATACAACGACAGCAGCTGCTGAAGCAGGAGCTATATATGGAGAAAAGATACTCAGGTTGGAAATAGATCCTAATGTAATATATCAGATGCAGCATGGGATGGGTGTAGGAAAAAATACTTTATTAAAAACTCCAAGTCAGGGAGCTAGGGGACTTCCAAATGTATTTCATTATATATTTAATAAAGGTTTGGCACTTGAAGATGTTAAAAATCTAAGGATATTCCAGGATTATAATGAATATGTTCAATATATGCTTGACGCAGGACATATTAAAAGTTATGATCTACCTAAGTATCAACAAATGTATTGGGATTATAAGCGTTTCCGTTGAATATAAATTCTCAGAATGTATCAGAAGCTGAAGAAGTATTCGAACTCGCAAGTAAGGATCTTATAAGTTTTGGTAAACTATTCCTTCCAGATGATTTCATGCGGAGTGAAACACCTCCGTTCCACTATGAGGTAGCGGACAGTATAGATGATAAAGATTGCAAACAACTTGCTATTGTATTACCAAGAGGTCATGGCAAAACTGTACTTACAAAAGCTTCGATACTTAAAGATTTTGTTTTCTGTCCAAAAGACGATATGTTCTTTTATGCCTGGGTATCGGCCACGCAAAAACTCTCTGTTGGTAATATGGATTATATCAAGCATCATCTTGAGTACAATGATAGGTTCATATATTATTTTGGCAGACTAAAAGGACCTAAGTGGACAGAAGAGGATATAGAATTAAACAATGGTTGCAAACTCATTTCCAAGTCTAATGTCGCGGGTATTCGGGGAGGAGCGAAACTCCATAAGCGATATGATCTTATCGTACTTGATGACTTTGAACATGAGGCTAATACAATTACGAGAGATGCAAGGGACAAGAATGCGAATCTTGTTACCGCTGTCGTATATCCTGCAATTGAGCCTCATACTGGTAGGCTGCGTGTTAATGGCACTCCCGTTCATTATGATTCTTTCATTAATAATCTTCTTATCAATCACGCTCGCGCTAAGTCAGGTGATGATGACTTTGCATGGAAGCTTATTACATATAAAGCAGTTAGTCCTGAAGGTTCTCCATTATGGGAATCATGGTTCCCAAAGACAAAGTTAGAAGAAAAGAAGAAATTCTACAGGGATTCGGGTCAACCATCCAAGTTCTACCAAGAATACATGATGGAGGTCCAGAGCGCAGAAGATGCATTATGGACAAGGGAACATATCAAGTATTGGAAAGGTTATTATGAATATGATGCTGACGAAAATCAGAGCTATCTTGTCATTGATGGTGAGCGATTTCCCGTTAATTGTTTTGTTGGTTGTGACCCTGCCACTGATATTGATACTAAAGAGTCTGATTTTTCTGTTATCATGTGTATTGCTCTTGATTCGGAGAATAATCTCTATGCTTTAGAGTACGAGCGTCATAGAAGCATCCCAACCATAGGAGCAAAAACTGCTGATGGTGAGATCATGGATAAGAAAGGCGTTGTAGACCATATATTAGAGTTGCATCAGAAGTACCATTGTATATCATCAACTGTAGAAGATGTAGCAATGAACAGAAGTGTATTCCAAGCATTGAATGAAGAGCGTAGACGCACGAATAAGTTCGATCTAGCTGTGATCCCAGAGAAGCCAGGAGGTAGACAGAAGATAAATCGTGTATATAGTGGTCTTTCAGGCAGATTTAGCATGGGAACGGTACATTTAAGAGAGAATATGTTTGATTTGATCAATGAAATTGTTACTTTTGGACCTAGAATGGCTCATGATGACACCATAGAGGCTCTTTTTTATGCTAACTTGCACGCATTTCCACCAAATATGAGACAAAACAAAGAAGATTCGACTTGGTTCAAGCCAAAACGTAGAGCAAAAAGCTGGATCGTAGCATAATGCCTAGATTTGGTAGAAGATCGAAACAAAGACTGAAAGGCGTAGACGCCAAGCTTGTCAATGTGGCAAATGAGCTTATAAAACTCATGGATGTTACAGTGATAGAAGGTCTAAGGTCTCAAAAGCGTCAGAATGAATTAGTATCACAAGGCAAGTCAAAGACAAAGTTTGGTAAGCACGTGCAAGGTAAAGCATTAGACCTCGCTCCATATCCTATAGACTGGAATGATAGAGAAAGATTTCATTATATGGGTGGTCTTGCTCGTGGCATAGGACATATGCTAGGTGTTAAGATTCGTTGGGGTGGAGACTGGGATTCAGATGGAGAGATAAAAGACAACAATTTTGATGATCTCGTACATATAGAGATAAAGGAATAATTATGGCTGGTGAAAAAGATAGAAGTTGGAAAAAGGCTTTCTTTGCTACGTCAAAGGATAGGACTCAGTATACTGCATGGGGAAGTGACGAAACAAAAGAATTGTTCTATGAACATCCAACGAAGCCATTTTTATATAATAAAGGAGGGTCTCTTATAGGATATAGAGGTTCTGATCAACAGGCTCACTTCAGTAATCCAAAAAAGGGGTGGGGTCTTGGTGAAAATGAAATGTCACAGTATAAGAATGTTGGTCCAATTGTTAATAAATATCTTGGTACTGGATCAGGTAGAATGTCAGAATATGGCAAGTATTCAGATGTATTATCCCCATTATCGAAAATGAATCCTAATCAAGATATAAGAAGGTCAGATATGTCTAGTAATATTGTTGATTGGCTTAAACAGTACTAATTATGGCAAGAAAAACAAAGAAGACAAAAGCCCAAGTAAATAAGCAACTTTGGGATAGAGCTAATACATCGCAGCGTACCAAGTGGCAGTCTACTTCTCAAAAAGGATATGATTTTTATCTTGATGAGCAGTTGACAAAGGATGAGGTAGAGACACTGCAGGAATCTGGTATGCCTACATTCACTATCAATAGGGTCACTCCTATAATGGAGATAATGAAGTATTTCGTTACTGCTAACAACCCTAGATGGAAGGCAGTTGGAGCAACTGGAGATGATGTAGATGTAGCTCAAGTACATTCTGATATAGCTGATTATTGTTGGTATCTATCGAATGGTAAGTCTATATACAGTCAAGTAGTATTAGATGCCCTTACTAAAGGTATTGGATATTTCATGATCGATATAGATCGTGACCAAGATAGAGGTATGGGTGAGGTAGTATTCAAGAAAGTAGAGCCTTATGATGTATATGTTGATCCTGCGAGTAGGGATTTTTTATTCAGGGATGCTTCATTCATAAGTATTCGTAAGCACGTATCAAGAACAAAATTGATAAATATGTTCCCACAATTCTCTGCAAGGATAAAGAAAGCAGCTTCTCCTTCAGAAGTAGTGACATATTCACAAAGAGATATAGACCAATCTGCTTCAGTACAGCCTGAAGATATAACATTAGGTATCAACCTTGAAGCTGAAGATGATGATATTCTCCCATACTATGAGACATATAAGAAGATAAAACACGCTTATCGTAATGTATTCATAAGGGTTACCCCTTCCCCATCTCAAATGGATATAATAAAGCAGGAAGTAGAAGAGAAGATGGTGGATTTCCAGAAGGAGATAGAGGTCTCATTGAAGGAAAAGGCTATACAGATACAGCAAGCTGTAGAAGTTGGTGAGGTCATTCCTGAAAGAGCTGAACTTGAGATGGAAAGAGCTCAGAAGATGGCTGCTGAGGCTATTGAGGAGAAGAATGTACAATTGATGTCAGAGGCTCAAGATAAGGCAACTATCATCAAGCAAGAGATAATGACAGAGAAGAGTTTTCAACATTTAGCGAATGCTGGTAATGATTCTATAGTTGATGCTATAAAATTCTATGAGAATAGGATAGAATTGACCTGTAGTGTAGGTGATGATGTATTCTTATACAATAGAACACTTGAAGTACAGGAATATCCTATAGTACCAATACCTTATACATATACTGGTACTCCATATCCAATGAGTGCTGTTACTCCTTTGATAGGTAAGCAGCAAGAGATAAACAAGGCTCATCAGATAATGTTACATAATGCTAACTTAGCATCGAATCTTAGATGGATGTATGAAGAAGGTTCAGTACCTGAAGATGAGTGGGAAAGATATTCATCTGCTCCCGGAGCTCTCCTTAAGTATAGACAGGGATTCAATCCTCCTACTCCAATTCTTCCAGCTCCTATCAATAATGCTTTCTATACAGTGGTACAAGAAGGTAAATCAGATGCTGAGTATATAGCTGGTGTTCCTTCATCAATGATGGGTTTTACTCAGAATCAGCCTGAGACATATAGAGGATTGCTTGCTAATGATGAATTTGGTACAAGAAGACTAAAAGCATGGATGAGTAGTGTTGTAGAACCAGCTCTTGAACATCTCGGTAAATGTTTCCAAATGTTCTCTCAAAGTCATTATACAGTAGAGAAGGTATTCAGGATCGTACAGCCAGAAGCTGGACAGAGACCTGATTCTCAAGAGAAGGAAGTGAGGGTCAATATTCCTATATATAATGATTATGGTAAAGCTGTAGAAGTATTCAGAGACTACGCATCAGCAAGATTTGATATAAGATTAGTAGCAGGAGCTACGATGCCTGTTAATAGATGGGCATTGATAGAAGAATACTTCAGATGGTTCCAAGCTGGTCTGATAGATGATATAGCAATGATAGCAGAGACAGATATAAGGAATAAGAAGAGTATTGTCGAAAGGAAGTCAATGTATAGTCAGATGCAAGGTCAGATATCTCAAATGGAGGAGGCTATAAAGGATAATGAAGGAACTATTGAGACATTAGAGCGTCAATTGGTACAGGCAGGTATAAAGATGAAGGTAGGAGATGCAGCTAATGAGGTTCGCAAGGATGTATTAGCAACTGAAGCTCAACAAAAACTCCTAAGAGGTATGTTGAAGACCGAATTTGACGCTGCAAAGAAAGAGATACAACAGCAAGTAAAAGCTGCAGAAGAATAGTTGTATTAATATATTTATTTGTATTAACTTAATACCAATAAAAAAAGGAAAGCTAAATGGAACAAGAACAAGTAGGTAACGCCGATATGGCCCCTGAAAGCGATGTTCAAGACACCGTTTTTGATGCAAATGCGTCTGAAGACTTTTTTGGTGCTTTAGATCAAAGTGTCAACGGTGAAATTCAAGAAGAACTTACACAGCCAACCTCAGATATAGGTGATAACACACCACAGAGCCCTAGTGAAGTTCAGCAGCAAGACGATGAAGTCTTGCAAAAGAGGTATAGTGATTCGAGTCGTGAAGCTCAACGCCTTAACGGGAAGTTGAAGGAGATCGAACCATATATGCCTATACTCGATGCAATGCGAGAAGACCCTAATCTAATTACTCATGTGAGAAATTATTTTGAGGGTGGGGGTCAAGCTCCACAGACAATGACAGAGAAACTTGAATTGCCTGAAGATTTTGTATTCGATGCTGACGATGCTTTTAGTAAGAATGATTCTGATTCTGCTAAAGTGCTAGGTGCCACGGTTGATGGTATTGTTCAAAGAAGGCTTAATCAAGCTTTAAAAGGACAACGTACTGAGAACCAAAGGTTGGCAAAAGAAACTGCTTTTCGACAGAAACATAATTTATCTGAAGAAGAATGGTCTTCATTCGTTGACTTTGCAAAAGGCAAAGCGCTAGAATTAGATGACATATATTATTTAAAGAACCGTCAAAATCGTGATGCTAACATAGCTGACAGAACTAGAGAACAGATGGCTGAACAGATGCGTAAGACGCAGGAACAGCCTCGATCTTTAGCAACTGCTGGTAGTGTAGCAGTAGAACAATCTCAAGATGATTCAGTATTTGACGCCATTGCAGGAATTGACTCCGAGTTGGAATCGGCATTTGGCTAAAATAGCCATTTGCTTTAACAAATAAGGAGTTAAATATGGCTGATTTATTTCAGTTGGAATCAGGTTTAACTGAATCCTCATCTCCTTCTGGTCTTAGTCCAGCGTCATCTACGATTGATACTGGTGATCTTAGACGAAAATACAACTTTGGCGATAGAGTATCTGAACTTTCAATAGCTCAGGACCCTTTCTTCAGGTTAGTATCTAAGATTGCTAAGAAACCGACAGATGACCCTGAGTTCAAGTTCACCGAACGCAGACCATCATTCCATAAACGGTATGCTTATGCTACTGCATTTAGCAATGATAATGCTACTTGGGTAGAAGATCAATCTGCTGCTGCAACTACTCAGTATGATAAATACGAGACAGCAGCTAATACTGTTTATATCAAACTCGCTACAGATTATAAGAATTCTGGTAACATCCAGAATATCTTTGGTCAATCTGGAAACGAAGTTGTAATTGGTGGAGCAAGTACACAGCCCCAGTTCTATTTACCAAATCAGATGTTGAAGATCAATTTTTCATCGTCTGCTGCTGGAGCTGTCAATTCTTATGCTGTTGTACAGGTGCAAACTGTAACTCTACAGGATGAAGGTACTGCAGCACCTACGGGTCACGCCCAAGGTGAAGCAGCTATCATTAAAGGCAAAGTTGTGAAAACAAAAGATGCTGGCGATGATTACTATGCTGGTCCACTTGGTGTTAGCGCACCAGTTGGTGACAGTACTTATAATACATCTATAGCAGGCTCAACAGCCTCTAATGGACTAGAACAGTCGAGAGTATATGTGATTGGGTCTTCCCATTCACAAGGATCAGGTTACCCTGAAACATGGAAAGATCAACCTTTTTCAACCAGTTATGGTCGTACTCAAATATGGAAAACAGCAATGGCAATGGATAACACAACTCGTGCTACCGTGCTAAAGTATGAACCTAATGAGTGGGCTCGTATTTGGAGGGAGAAGTTGATAGAACATAAGTGGGATATCGAAACATCTATTTTGTTTGGTTCTCAGTATGACTCAGGTGATGAGTGGTATACACAAGGAGCTCTTGATTATATCGCAAGTTATGGTAATGTGTTTAGCCTTGCACACGCAACTAAGACACAAGACGATTTCTTGGATGATCTAAGCAATTTCCTTGATCCACGATACAATAATGCTAATGCATCATTGTTCTTTGTGGATACAGCTACTTTCAACTGGTTACATAAGCTGAGTGGTTACTTCTCGAATAATCTTGAAGTATCGCCTAACTTTAGAGCTGATATGTCTCTTACTGCAAAGAAGAAGGTATTTGGAGTTGATATTTCTGTTATTTCTACACCTTACGGTGATATGAATGTAGCACGGAATATTCACCTTGATGGATCAGAGATCAAGATACTTGCCTGTAACATGAAGTATGTGAAATACAGACCTCTTGTTGGTAATGGCTTGAATCGTGATACGGCTGTCTATGTTGGTGTTCAGACCTTAGAGAACAGTGGCGTTGACCGTAGGGTTGACTTAATCCAAACAGAAGCCGGTATGGAGTTTCAGATGCCTGAAGCTCATGCTTACTGGGCTTAAAGGAGGAGTGAATTATGGCTAATCCTTTATACGGACAGAATTCGTTTGATAACTCTATAGGAGCAAAAGGCGAACTCGTAAAAAATGGTGGTATACCAAGACAAGATCAATATGGTATGGCTCCTGTTGGCGGATTAATACAGCCCCCATTTGGTGATTACATAGGATACGCAGCAACTACAAAAGATGCAGTGAATCTTGCTGATGCTGATCCATATTCAGAATCCGCATCTCAATTGTTTCCTTTGGGAACTACATTGAGTTGGGGTGACAGAGTGTTTAAATATGCTCAAATGGATGGAGCAGTAACTGCTGGTATGTGTTTACAACAACCAGTTTTGGTAGCTAATCATAGTCAAATGTCTACTACAGATGCTTACGCTATAACTACATCTGATGATACTGTAATATCAGTAGAAACAGCTGGAGATACTGATATAACTCTCAATCAATATCAAGAGGGTTATTTGTGGGTAAATGATGGAACTGGTGAAGGTCAATCTTGGAAGGTTAAATCTAATCCTGCTCATGATCACTCTGCTGACGCATCTATTGAAATAACAGTATTTGGTAAAGTTTCAACGGCTTTAGTAGCATCTGGAACTTCTCAAGTCTCATTAATAGCTAATCCTTATAAAGATGTTCTAATAGCTCCTGTTGCTGAAACAGGCGCTTTAGTTGGTGTAACCAACATCGATATGACTGATGATTACTATGGATGGATACAAGTTAGAGGTCCTAAAGCTGTATTAGCTGCAAGTACATTAGTTCTTGGCCATAGATGTGTTAGAAATGATACTACTACTGCAGGTGCAGTGATGGCTGATAATGGCGATGACTTACTGCAAATAGCAGGAACTGTTATGGCTGGTAATGTAGTTGATGGTGAATACTGCATGATTGATCTAAGTATAGCATAGGAGGTAACTAATGGCTAAATTAGGTTCAAGGGCTAGTTTTCATGGCAATGTTGTTGAAAATCTGACAGAAGCTAAGACTCTAGATCCTTCGGATTCTGGAAAGGTGTTCACACTTGACCAGGATGCTTCTTTTGATATTACTTTACCTACTGCTTCTCAGGCTGGTGTAGGTTGGAATGCTAAGTTCATTCTAACTGATAGAGGTTCTGGAACTGTAA